ATCTTTAGGGGGAAGGTATATAATGGATGAGTATATTAAACCAAAGGATAAAAAGACCAGACAGGGTGCAAGTAAAAACACTAAGTATGGAAATAAGGTAAGTAAGAAATATTATAAGAAAAGATACATAGGACAGGGAAAATGAATTATGGGGGAAAGTTTTTAGTATTCTGGAAGAATATGAAACCAGATGGAAGCGATGCCCTAATGCGTTCCTTTGATACTTCGATAGAAGCTAAATCGTATGTGCAAGGGTGTGTAGATTCTGTTGTCAATTTTACCAAAGATGCAGATGAAAATAAATTATTAAAAGAATTTGAAATAAAGAATATGGGTAAAGAGATATGGGTATAGTAACAAAAAGGGGATTGCAAAGGAAAGATTTAATTCAAAGAATTAAGGTTCTTGAGTATGCACTTGCGACTTCGATTGAAAGACAAAGAAATGCTGAGTTAATTCTTGATTTTTATATAGAAATGAATAAAGATGGAAAGAAGTTTGAAAAGTTTTTAGATAAGAAAAGAAAAGATGTCGAACATAAACAAGAAGAACGTAAGTCTAGCTGAGGAACAATTATTACTTGCTAATAATGATTTAATTGCTTTTGGCAAGTTGTTTCTTCCCGATGATTTCATGAGAAGTGAAACCCCTCCATTCCATTATGAGATGGCTGATGCGATTGATAATATAGAAATAAAACAGTTAGGTATTATTCTTCCCAGAGGGCATGGTAAGACAGTGTTGACTAAAGCTTCTATTATAAAAGATTTTGTTTTTTGCCCCAAAGATGATATGCATTTTTATGCTTGGGTATCTGCTACTCAGAAATTATCAGTAGGTAATATGGATTATATAAAGCATCACCTAGAATTTAATGATAGTATCAAGTATTTCTTTGGGAATCTTAAAGGTAGGAAGTGGACAGAGGAAGACATAGAATTGTCTAATGGATGTAAGCTAATATCCAAAAGTAATGTAGCAGGTATTCGTGGTGGTGCAAAGTTGCATAAAAGATATGATTTGATTATATTAGATGACTTTGAACATGAAGCAAATACCATTACACCCGACGCTAGGGCTAAGAACGCAAATCTGGTTACCGCTGTTGTTTATCCTGCGCTTGAACCTCATACTGGTAGGTTGCGTGTTAATGGTACTCCCGTTCATTATGATTCCTTTATTAATAACCTTATTACTAATCATGCGAAAGCTAAGAAAGGCGGTAAGGATTTTTCTTGGAAGGTAATAACTTATAAAGCTATTTTGCCAGATGGTACTTCACTTTGGCCATCGTTTTTTCCAAAAGCGAAATTAGAAGAAAAGAAAAAGTTTTATTACGACAGTGGCCAATCCCAAAAATTCTATCAAGAATATATGATGGAAGTCCAATCTGAAGAAGATTCAGTATGGAATAGAAGGCATGTAAAACATTGGGATGGATATTACGAAAATGAGGATGGGGCTAATTACATTAATGTTGATGGTGACAAGTTTCCTTGTAATACATTTCTGGGTTGCGACCCTGCAACAGATATTGATACTAAGACTTCTGATTTCTCGGTTATAATGGTAATTGCCATTGATACTAATAATAAATTATATGTATTAGAGTATGAAAGACATCGAAGTATTCCGACTGTAGGTTCCAGAGATAATAATGGAGATATTATAGGAAAGATTGGTGTCGTAGATTATATTATGAATTTGCATGAAAAATATCATTGTGTATCAAGCACAGTTGAAGATGTGGCTATGAACCGTTCAATTTTCCAGGCGTTAAATGAAAGAAGAAGGGTGGAGAATAAATATAACATTGGGGTAATCCCAGAAAAACCTGGTGGTCAAAACAAAAGAAATAGAATATATAGTGGTTTAAGTGGTAGATTCAGTACTGGAAATGTATTTATTAAAGAAAATATGTTTGATTTAACCAATGAAATCATTACTTTTGGGCCTAAAATGTCCCATGACGATACAATTGAGACCCTTTATTATGCACAATTACACGCATTTCCGCCAAATATGAAGCAAGATAAGTCTAAAAAGAACTGGTATAAACCTAAAAAGCATGCTAAGAGTTGGGTAATTGCATAATGCCACAAAATAAAATTCCATATAAAAAATCACAAGTCCCAATGAGTATATCCAACTTGAGATTGCAAACACCAATTGGGGAGGAATCTCTTTATGGTAAAATGTTTGGATTTGGAACTAATATTGCAGAAACTTTATCTGGTTCAGAACCTTCATCTATTTGGGAAAAATATATGTCTCAGGCTTCCACAGCTGCTGATAGTTTACAAAGATACCCAGCTCCTTCTGCTGGTGCGTTATTATTACATGAAGCTGCTCGTAGGAAGGGAATTGGAGTTAGTGGAAGTGGAATATCTTTTCCTACTAAATATGGAAAGTTTAAAATAGGCCCTTCAAATGTTGGGAAAGCAAAAGGAGTCAAGGTTCAGTTTGACTTAGATACGAGTATTCTTGGTAAATTAGAAAAAAGGTTAATGCGATAATGGCAAAAAGAGGAAGAAAAAACAAAGCTCACGTTAATAAACAATTGTGGGATAGGGCAAATAGTACAGATAGGTCTAAGTGGCGTAGCAAAAGTCAAAAGGGATATGATTTTTATCTTGACGAGCAACTTAGTATGGATGAGGAAAAGGCCTTAGAAGAATCTGGAATGCCTTCCTTTACAATTAATAGGATTTTACCTATTATTGAAATAATGAAATATTTTGTTACAGCTAATAGCCCAAGGTGGAAAGCTGTAGGAGCTACTGGAGATGATACAGATGTAGCCCAAGTCCATTCTGATATATCTGATTACTGTTGGCATTTATCTAATGGCAATTCTATATATGGGCAAGTTGTTCTGGACTCCTTAGTAAAAGGGGTAGGATATTTTTTAGTAGATGTAGACCAAGATGCAGACCATGGAAAAGGGGAAGTCACTTTTAGTAGAATAGACCCATATGATGTTTTTGTAGACCCAGCTAGTCGTGATTTCTTATTTAGAGACGCAGCCTTTATAATGGTCAAAAAGAATCTATCTAAAACTCAATTAAAGAATTTATTCCCACAACACTCATCTAAGATAAATAAAACAACTAGTAGTGAATATTCATCTAATTTTTCACAAAGAAATGTAGAATCTTCTAAAATTGTACAACCAGAAGATATAAGTTTTACTCTTGACTCGGAAGGTGAGGACGACCAGATTATTGCATACTATGAAAATTATAGTAAAATAAAAATCCCATTCGTAAATGCTTTTATTAGTATTCCATTGACTGATGACCAGGAAAAACAATTACAACAATCTGTTCAAGTCCAATTACAAGAATTTCAAGCAGAATCTGAAGTACAATTACAAGAAAAAGTATTATCAATACAACAATCTTTGCAGGCTGGGGAAATCATACCAGAAAGAGCTGAGTTAGAAATTCAAAAAGCTCAACAAATGATGGAAACCGCAATGGCAGAGAAACAGCAAGAATTAACATCATCTGCTCAAGAAGAGATGTCTAGAGTAGAACAAGTGGTAATGAGAAAAGAAGAATTTGATAATATGCTGAAAAGTACGGAGTTCAAAAAGAGTGTGGTAGACTTTGTAGACTTCTACGAGACTAGGATAAAGTTAATATGTAGTGTGGGGGATGATGTATTCTTATATGAATATGAATTGCCTATTACTGAATATCCTATAGTCCCAATACCATATATGTATACTGGTACTCCTTATCCTATGTCAGCGGTAATGCCTTTGATTGGCAAGCAACAGGAAATTAATAAAGCCCATCAAATCATGATTCACAATGCTAATTTGGCTTCTAATCTCAGATGGTTATATGAAGAAGGTTCTGTCGATGAGTCAGAATGGGAACAATATTCATCAAGTCCAGGTGCTTTACTGAAATATAGGCAAGGATTTCAACCCCCAACTCCTGTAATGCCAGCTCCTATCAACAATGCTTTTTATAGTATTACTCAAGAAGGTAAATCGGATGCGGAGTATATTTCTGGTGTTCCTTCTGCGATGATGGGATTTACTCAGCAACAAGCTGAGACTTATAGAGGATTGCTTGCTAATGATGAGTTTGGTACTAGAAGGTTAAAATCGTGGATGTCTACAATAGTAGAACCGTGTCTTGAGCATTTAGGAAAATGCTTTCAGATGATAGCTCAAAAGCATTATACGATTGATAAAGTTTTTAGAATAGTTCAACCTGAAGCAGGTCAAGAACCAGACCAAGATAAAGAAGTAAGAGTCAATATTCCGATATTCAATGATTTTGGGCAAGCAATTGGTAAGTGGACAGATTATGAAACTTCTAGATTTGATGTAAGAATAGTGGCTGGTGCTACATTACCTATTAATAGATGGGCATTATTAGAAGAATATTTCAGATGGTTCCAAGCTGGATTGATTGATGATATTGCGATGATAGCTGAAACTGATATAAGAAATAAAAAACAATTAGTAGATAGAAAGAGCTTATACGCTGAATTGCAATCACAATTAGAACAGATGACAGATGCTATAAAAGATAAAGAGGGTACAATAGAAACCCTCGAAAGACAATTGGTACAAGCCGGTATAAAGATGAAGGTTAATGAAGCAAGCACCCAAGTGAAAAAACAGGTTCTTGATACCGAGGCTCAGCAAAAACTACTTAGAGGTATGATGCAAGGAGAAGTCCAAATGGCTAAAAAAGACCTTGCAAGAGAAGTAAAGACAGCCGTAGCTGAAGCAAAGCTGGATGCAAAAAAAGACTTTGATAGTAACAAAGAAAAATAATAAATTCGGTAAACATAAAAAGGACATATTATGGAAGAAAATGTACAAGTAGGCAACGCTCCTGCAAATGGAGCCCCAGAAAGTACGGTGGGAATGAGTAGCGAAGGGTTTTTCGAGGCTCTCGATACTCAGGTTAACGGTGGTATATTAGATGCCCCTCCCTCACAAGAACAGACAACCTCTCGGTCGTTGGAAGATGCTGGTAATCAGTTTCTTCAAGAACAACAACAAAAAGAGAGCCCTGTAGAGGGACAGGCGGATGTTGAAAATCTGCAAAAAAGGTATTCGGATTCAAGTCGGGAAGCAAAACGATTAAGTGGACGCTTAAACGAAATTGAACCATATTTACCTATACTCGATGCTATGAGAGAAGACCCTAATTTAGTTACTCATGTGAGAGGCTATTTTGAGGGTGGTGGTCAAACCCCAATAGGTATGAAAGAGAGATTACAATTGGATGAAGATTTTGTGTTTGACCCAGACGAAGCTATGTCAAAACCCGATTCAGACTCCGCTAAGGTTTTAGCGGCTACGATTGACGGAGTAGTCCAAAAAAGGCTTAATGATGCTTTGAGTACGCAGAAAAATGAAAACCACAGACTCACGAGAGAATCTGAGTTTCGTTCTAAATACACTTTATCAGAAGAGCAATGGAAAGACTTTGTTGGTTTTGCCAAAAATAAAACTTTGCAGTTAGATGATATATATTATCTTATGAATAGGGGACAAAGAGAACAACAAATCGCACAGAGCGCTAATCAAGAGGTTTCTAACCAAATGAAAAGAGTTCAACAGCGACCACAATCTCTGGCTTCTACGGGCGGCTCTCCAGAGCCACAAAAATCTCCAGACGATTCAGTCTTTGAAGAAATACTGGGTATTGACACAACATTAGAGAGTGTATTAGGCAGATAGCCTAGTACAAAATTAAGTCAATAATAGTAGCCTTTAAGGCTACAAGGAGAAGGACACATGGCTGATTTATTTCAGATAAGTGATGTTTCCGGTTTGACTGAGAGTGGTTCAGCTATAGCGGGTTCAGCGCTTAGCACAGGTGATCTGAGGCGAAAATATAATTTCGGCGACAGAGTATCTGAGTTAGCAATAGCACAAGACCCGTTTTTTAGATTCTTATCAAAAGTTTCTAAAAAGCCAACTGACGACCATCAGTTCAAATTTACGGAACGACGTCCATCTTACCATAAACGATATGCATACGTAACTGCACATGGTACATCTCGCGCAGGGATGGCTACCGATGACGCAGAAGTTGCTTCAGCATCAATTGACCCAGGTGATACTTATTATTTTCAGTTTATGACTGATTATAAAAGTGCTGGTAACATTGGTCAAGTTCGAGGTTCATCA